TTTAAGGCTATTTCATCCGGAATCTCTTTGATATTTTCCTTCAATCTCCTATCTGATCTTTCATACAGTGTTTCGCATGACACATCACCAGATACCGTTACTGTATTTGCAGTCAGCGTTCCACTGACATCCGCGTTCCCTGATATTCGCATATAATTTGTATACAGAAGTCCCTGTGTAGTGATCGTGTCTGCATAGGTTATGGCATCTACACTCACTGCGCCTGAAGATGATACTTTAAACTTATCATTTATATTGATAGATCCACCATTGATCGTTCCACTAAATGAAGCCGTTCCATCTTTGTATAGCTTGAAGTTATTCGTATCAATAACTAGATATCCTGTCTTAAATGTAATAGCATCTGATGTTGCTGATATTTCTGAACACAGTTTATCTTTGCTCACTTTCAATGCAATCTGACCATTCAACACCCTGATGCTAGTTTCCGTGCTTTCTTTCAGATTGGTAAACTGGCTGATAAATCCATTCATAGTTACTTCCAATTGACTAATGGATTCATCTGTTTCCTGGTACTTAAGAAAAGAATCTTTTGTAAAATTGTCTTCCGGAGTTATATTGCTCAAGCTATATCTAAACTGTTCATTCAACATTTGGATATAGCTATAAACTTTTTTCATATTTTGATCTTGCCCACCTAACGCAGGCATATTAAAGCTTGACATCTCTCACCTTCTTGATCTGCTCTTTTAATTTGTTTATTCTTTTCTGATTCTCCTGTATTCCTTTTGCGTACAACGCACTATAAGCCACATACGGCAGTTCTAAATATTTACCCGACCGATTTACCCCTAAAGCATTTTTTCCGTTCTCCTGTGTCAGGTAGACGTCCTGTGCAATATATCCTATCGCCCTATTGCCTGAATCTCGAAAAGAATACGATACCGGTATCAGTCCAGCAAAATCCGCTTTCTCAATATCTTTAATACATTGTTTTTTCCTTTTGTCTGACGTGTACCGCACCTTCCGGCAGTTCAGATTTTCAGACACATAAAGTTCGCTGCATGTAGCTGCTTTCCCAATAACGTTGATGTAATCATCATCATTGTAAATTTCCATATTAGCAGCCACGATAGCTTTCGCAGGATTTAAGGTAGTTGTAGTCAGAGCATCATCTATGTACACATCGCCGGAAGGAGATACTGCAAAACGATTGTTGATGTTGATAGATCCACCCGTTATATTTCCAGAAAAATATGCATTTCCAGGCTTATCTAACTTCATATTTTGGGCATCGATAATCAGGTGTCCGCTAGTTAGTCGGATATATTCTCCATACATCTCCATTCTGGTAAGCATTTCATGGACAACGTTCCCTGTTGCTACCAACAACTGAATACTTTCCGAAGACTGGGATAACTTAGTCTGTACAGATGAGGCATAATCATCATATTCAATGTTCAGCGCATCCGTTGAAAACTGAATTTTTCTTACTTTGTTGTTTCTATCCGTAATAGAATTTAAAACATCATTTGAAATGTTATCTTCCAGGCTCAAATTTGAAATCGTATATTTGAGATCCTCACTAAACCGGTATAACTGCCGTACAACTTTTCCTATGTCTGTTTCATTTTTCTGAATAATCATGGGTTTAAATACTGCCATGAATATCACTCCCATATCCTATATATTTACTCATAGCAATCAAAACTGCCGGTCCTTTTCCTTCCAGACGGAACCGGTATCTCTGGCATCTGGCTGGGATTATATTAAGCACCTGCGTTCTATATCCCTGAGAAGTAAAAGAAATTTTCTTTTCAAACTCTGGTTCACTGTCGCATTTTATAAATACGTCCACTTCACTTCCCGGATCCAGTTTCAAGTTAAAAAGCAGTCTTTTTAAGAACTTATACTCCACACTTCCATCCAACTGGTCTCCGCTCTCTAGCATCCACTCTATCTGCTCATCCCTTGAACCGCTGATTGTAAAAAGTTTTCCTGTGGAATCAACACAGTATAGCTGTCCTTCTCCGTATGCCATAAACAAAGCCTGCATATCATCTTCTTTGTGCCACATACCCTTTTTTAAATCATACACATAGATATTCCACTGCCCTGATACATCCTGTAACGATGCATAGTATTTTCCGTTATGCTGACCAGCCACACCGCCCTGAAACCGTACCTCTGCCAGTGCATCCGATACAGATTCCGGATACGCTCCGTCAAAACTGCATACATTGCTCCTGGACACATACAATAATGTTTCATTTACAACACATGCTGTCTTCTCACACCCTTTTGCAACACCTCTGACCGGGAATGATGTATTGATCTGAAAATTACTTGGTTTATCTCCATAAACCTTATGGATCGTATCTTCCTTGAAAAACAGCACATATCCCATATGAGACAGGCAGCCTGTAAAATCTCCATCTGATCCAACTGTAGCCGCATACGAATCTGTACTGATCCCTTCAAACGCATTCCAGTTTGTTGGATCTCCCAGCTTGCTTGCATATACCTCATGATTTGCGCTGGAGCAGCCCCACAAGCGGTTGCCATTCTCACAAATATAATCCATATCCGGTACTTTTCTGGTAAGCTTTAGCCCAGATTCCTGAGTAAAGCTGGATGATAGATCACCTATGATCACAATGTAGTCATCTGCTTTTTCCTGAATCACCGTAGTCTTGTTAAAGCTACTGTTTGTACAACCGGATATTTCCACACCGTCAAACTGATTAAATTGCTTTCCGATTCCGGTACAACTAATCTTTACCATGGTACTTCCGGTTGTCGTCTGTGCAAATGTTGCTGTTGCAGCCTGGCTCCAGGAAGCCTCTAATGCTGTCTTTTCTCCAGTGGATGTGTTATACATAATTTTATCCGGGAATACCACAATATAGGCTCCCAAACTCACCAGCTGCTTATCTGTATCCTGGACTGTTGCAATTTCTTTATCTTTGTAATACAGCTTTGTCCCATCCACATAGGCCAAACCATTTTTATAAATGATCCCATGAGGTTTTGATAAACTTTTCAGGATTTCTCCTCTTGGCTTTCTGACCGCTATCGCCGGGAAAACATCTGAAGACATGTTTTTCATGTCCGAAAACTCATTTTCTCCAATTACAAGACCTTTGTTCAGTCCCCCAAATGATCCTATCTGTTTGCTGTCCCCTCTCGGTGTCATTGTCAGCATTGGTAATCGTCCCATTAAAGCTCCTCCTTAAAATTTGGAAAATAACGGTGCTTTTTTTGCCCGATTGCAGCGCCTGAACCATGCAGCATATGCATCATAAGCGGAGTTGTACATTACAACGTCATTGTTATAGCGTTCAGTTTCTTCATTGTGATAATCAATCTTTGAAAGCAGATAATTAACATAGACATCCTTGAACCGATCCGGAATACTTAATTTTTTATCCTGGTCTTTTTCATATTCCATTGGAATAAATTCCAGATTATATCCTTCCGCCCGGTTGATTACTTCTTCAATGACCTGTCCCTCAATTTCATTGATCCATCCCATGATCATGTCTGTACCATACTGCTGCCCTCTTAAAGATGTGATATCACTAATCAAATCGTTTACTGTCATATAAGCACCTACTCTTTCAGTCCCGGCCAGGTAAGCGCTCCATCCTGGTCAGGGGTTAAAGTTACCGGGTCTGTAACCATAGCTCCATCTTCATTCAGCACGTACCATTTCCCATCAATAGTTTGCTGACCGGTCAGCATAGCTCCATCCGCGCCAAGGTAATACCATTTATCTTTGTATTTATACCAGGTATTCTTGACCATTCTTCCTGCACCATCAAACCAGTACCATTTATCATCGTACCAATACCAGTCATTTCTTACAGGCTCCCCGTTTCCGAGGTAATACTTCCAATCTCCATCCTCTTGCTGCCATCCTTTTTTCTTTTGTTCGCTTATTGGAGTTAAAAATAGCTTCTGTTCTGCCTGTCTTCTTCTGGTCAGGCCAGCCAAAATCTTACCACCACCGCGGTTATATGCCAGGATCTTTTCTGATATCTCAGCCCGCGATCTGGTTCCTTTTGCTGTCAACTGATCTATAGATCCTACATTGTATGCAAATGATACCAGGGCATCAAATTCATTTTGATTCCACATGTATTTCGTTCCATATTTGTCTACATTGCGCTCATATGGTCCCATATCATCCGTCAACATCTTATCTGCCTCTGCCTGTGTAATCCTCTGACCTGCTTTTACATTTCCTGTGTGTCCCCAACCAATGGTCCATACTCCTGCCGGGCACTTATAAGCTTCTAATCTGCATCCTTCAAAGCTTCTTATCAGTTTCAAACCATTCTCTGAAATTTTCATGTGTACCTCCTATTAAAAAAGGCTTAGGATATCCTAAGCCTAAAGATGTGTCACTCCAATTTTGTTTTGTCTTCGACCTGACCTTTAATTGCTTTTGCAAGCGGCATCAGGAACGGAGGCATAGCAACACCAATATCAAGTAAATTCTCTAGGATGGATATGATCTCATTGCAAATAAGCCAAACAGCTACTACGGTAGCAATCACAAACGGTATTTTTATGTCCAACCCTATATATTGTCCTGCATATATGATCATCCTATCCATGAGCCATCCTACACCGATCAGGATCCACATTCCGATTTTTTTACAAATGCCTCGAATCCCCTTGTAGCTTGTCACATGTTCCTGACGATACTTCGATGCAACTATTCCGGTTATATAATCAGTAAAATTCAGTGCTACGAGAGCAAACACCGGTACTGCCAATACTCCAAGATAGGCAAATGCTGCACTCATTATAGTGATAAATATTGCTTTAAATCTTTCCAACTTCATTTACCTCACTCACTTTTCTCTGGATTTTCCTTTAACCACTTTTCTGTTACTTTTTTCCAGAGTTTTGGCACCTGCTCCAGTGTCATTTCTCCAGATCTGATTTTTAATCCATAATACCTGCCCATTATGATGTCACTCCTTCCTGGTCTGCCATAGCACTCATTACTGCTCCCATATCTCCAATAGCTCCGTCATGGACTGCTAATGTTTCGGTATTAGCGGAAACCTGTGCTTTCAGTTTTTCGATATCTGTCAGCTCACGAATACCAAATGTTGCCATGATCTTTCCATCTTCGGTTTTGTCCAAAGTAAACGCCGGTGACATCAGACACATATCTTTGTATGCACCTACGGTCAAGCCTTCACCATTCAGGATCCGCACCTCAGACATGTTCTCATCTGTGCATCTCTTCCAAAACTGATCTACTGCTGTCATATCTTCGAATACAGCTTTCATGTTTTCAAGACTGGCAGCTGCTTCCAGTTCAACAGCTGTTTCATTTTTTAAAACAATTTTGTCTTTGTTCATTTTTTCTCCTTTAACTTACGCTTCGTAAATCACATCTAACCCATAAGCTACTGCTGCATCATGCTCAATCCGGCACCCTCTGGCATTTTCCCAACCCTTGCAGAAATAAGCTGCATGACAAAGTGACATATTTTCCAGACTTTTAGCAAGAAAGCAAAGAGGAATCTGTACCACTCCACGTTCTTTCATCTTTTCATTGCTGTACCATTCATCAGTAAACAAGGTGTTTACAATTTCATAGCCTTTGGCTTCCAGGGCCTTGATTGCCTGTTCCCTAGTTGCAATAATCTCTTCATCTGTTTTTCCAGCCATTGGCTGACTAAGCATTGCTTTCTTCATAATTTTTCTCTCTCCTTACATTTTGTAACAAATATTTTCCCATTTTTTATAAGCATCCATATAAAGTTCATCTTTGTCCCCATTATATGTAAACTCATAATACATTCCATCCGGAGCGGTAGTGCTTAATAATGCTTTGTGGTTCTGTAATGTCTTGCAGCACCAAACCACATACACATCATCTACTGTGATTTTTTTCTTATCTGTCTTATCCATGTGCTCATTGGTATAAGCACATACCTTTTCTTTACAAATGCGAATAAATTCAGCATTGCTCATATTTATTCACCTTTCCTTTCTTTTTCTGGTTTGCTTACAATAGTAATTTAGATTCGGGATATTTTAAAATAAAAGTTAAAA